CCGTTGAGAACGGCAGCAGCCTTGATCTGCTTGGTCTGAGCCATCGAACGGGCCAGCGCCTTGGTGTAACGCGCCGACAGACGGTCGTAGAGGTTGTCCTCAACGGCCTCTTCAGTCAGCGAGAACGCCAGAGCAATGGTCTCGTGCGTGTAGCGAGCGGTGTAGACCTCTTGCGCCTGGTCGTAAGCGACACCAGCGCCTTCGGTCTTAACCGGGGCCTCGCCGAAGCCCGATTCCATGACCTCTTCCTCGAACGCACGATCCGAGCTCTCGATTGAGTAGATCTCGGTGTGCTGGTTCTCGTAGTTCTTGTACTCAAGGCCAAACAGAGCGTTGAGGCCAGGCTCAAGCTCTTTGACCAGTTGTGCACGTGAAATTGCCATGATTAAACTCCTTGTCCGGCAACACCGGCACTACCGTACAGGTGTTCGTTGATCTTGACGACTACCACGGCATTCGTACCAAACTCGTTGCCAGGGACATCCCACAGACCGACAATCTTCAGGTTTAGCGCGGCTGCTTTGTCAATGGTGGACGAGTCCAGTTCCATCGACGAAACACCAGTCGTCGTGCTACCGCCCGTACCAACTACGTCAGCATTCATGCCAACTTGAGTCTGAGCAACCGACTCGTCAACCTGAATGATGAACAGCTGGCTCGGATCGTCAATCACGTCAGCAACAATCTTGCCTTGCGTGATATTGACCGAACCGGGGTAGTAGTTCTTCCACGTGGGCTTGCCCGTGGTCGGATCAATGTAGTTGCACCCGTTGAACACGCCAACCGCGGCCGTGTGCGTAGCGGGCAGAAACTTGACCAGGTAGCCGTCATAAACGGTTACGAGGTCGCCTTGGTAAATGGCCCCGGACTGGCTGTCAGCAATCTCATATCCGTACTGTTTCTGTGAACCAGTGCCGGACAGGTTGCCAAGAGGACGCAGACCAAAGGGCTTATCGACGTTTGCCATTTGATGGTTCCTTCAAGGATTGGTTGTCAGCGGTTTCCACCGCCGAACGATACTTTTGACCGCCGCTCGGGCCGCTGAATGACCATGGACGAATGTGCATTGGCCTTCATCAACTCGTTATCGGCTGCCGTGATTTGATCACTTGCACGCTCGTTGTAATACGCATTTCGCTCGGCAGCGGTCTCTTCCGGAATCCTTGCCAGCAACAAACCTCCCACACTGATCACGCCAGCATGTCGGCCGTCTTCTACCGTCGGCACGTGGTAGTCAGGGTACTCGTCCGCACGCACCAGCTCATACCCCTCGCGGAGTCGACCCGATACGTTAGTGCGATCTTGTACACCGCCTGCCTCTGCACGAATCCAACGGTGCTGATATCCCGGGGGAGCCGGAGGAGCATCAAGCCGCGAAGGCGGAGCCCAAGGTCTACGTTGCGCAGTCTTGGCGCGAGTCTGAGCCTCACGCGGAGTGCGGGACGACGAGAGAGTCGGAATTTGAACGTCAGACATGGTTTACTCCTTCACGTACTTGGCGTATTCCTCAAGCGGAACACCCAATTTTTTCGCAATCGCCACCTGACTTGGACTCAGGCGTACCGTGCGGCGCGCAGCTTGGTTAATCCCAGATGCACGGGAAGCGGGTGCCACAGGCTGCGCGTTCCTATTGACCCCTTGCGTCGCGCCAAACTTCTTGGGAAAAGCCTGGCGTATACGACGATCCAATTCATCATAATACTCGTCACTGTTTGGGTCAAACCTTTCCGCTTCAATCAATTGGCGGTGAATGCCCCACGCAGCGTGAGTCATGACAGTATCTTTTCCATACCAGGGATTACGTTCCGCCCATTCTTCCACCCGCGGATCGACTTCCTGTTGTACCGGCTGCTGCACTTGCTGCTGATAATACTGTTGCTGCGCAGCCTGCTGTTGTTGAGCAGCTACCTGCTGCGCATACGCTTGACGATGCGCAACCGCCTGCTCAACTTGACTCGATTCCATCGTCAACGCCGTCAACCGTTGCTGCGCTTCGGTCTCCGTATCAACGTCGCCCTCTTCCCGAGCTTTCCGGATGATCTGTTTGAGCGCAACTACCTGCGTCTCAATCCGACCCTTGGCCTCGCTTAAGCGATCCTCATCCGTGCGGATAAACTGCTGCTCCAGCTGCTGCGCACGGGCCTGCACATTACGCGCATACTCCAATGCAGCCTGCTCCCGACGCTGCGTTTCCCGCAAACGCGCCGTCAGCTTGTCTATCCGTTTCTTGACGTTGTCTCCGTACTGGTCCAACTCGCTACGCTGAGTTCCAACACCTTCCGCACTCTGGGTGACAACCTCTGGAGGTTCTGGCTTATCCAAAACCTCAGCCTTTCCGTCATCTGTGAGCTGCACGGTAGCCGGCTGCTCGTCTTCACCAATCTTAAACTCCTGCTCTTGGTTCACGCTGCTCTCCTTTACATGTGCAGAATGTCTTCGGGGTCGTTCAAAACGCCCAAAACCTCGTCGTCGTTAATGAACCGAATCTCGCCCCCGTCAATCGGGATGCGCGCCCCGGCATAACGCCCGAAGACGATCCAGTCACCCTCCTTGCACCACGGCCCGGTCGGAAACTTGACCGCATCCGCGTACGCAAGGTCCCCCATCCGCAGCACATAGCCACAAACCGTGGCCAACTGCGTCTTTCGCTGGGTTTCCTCCGCCAAAACGATGCCACCCTTGGTCTTTTCAGCCCCTCGGTACGGCAAAATGGCGATTCTCCAACCGGTCGGTCGGGGAATGTGGTCTATGACAGACTGATCCAGCTTTTCAGGGTCAAAACCGCGCTCGGTATAGGCGTCTTCCAGCTTTGGCGCGTTGTTTTGCGCTTCTTCCGCCCATTTCCGCTCCAATGCGGTCAACTGTTCAGATGCTTCAACGGTTTCCATAGCTCTCCTTTCAGGGTGGTGGTCAATCTTCGTCCGTATGCTTCTTCAAAAGCGCTTTCACGGAGTCCTCAACCATCCGCAGCCCCTCCAGGCGACCCATCATGAAGCGATAACGCTCCATATCCGCGATGGTCCCGTTAAGAACGATCTGCTCTGACTGGCTCTGTAGCTTTCTGATTTCTTTCAGAACGGCTTCTGCAAACTCGAGCATGGTGAATCCATGAAAGCAGGCGGCTCAACGCCCCGCCTGATAGCGACTACCGTATCTTAGTAGATTTTCACCGGCCTGTTGCCGTCTTTTTTCTTCACAATCATCGCTGGACCCTGCACCCCAGCTACTTTTCCGCCCTTGGCCATCTTTTTGGCCTTTCCAGCCTTCTCATACGCAATTGCCGCAGCCTGTTTTGCCGCTGCAGCCGTGCTCTTGGGCTTACTCGTACCAATCTTGCCCGTTTCTTTGTAAGAACGGACCATCTCACCAATGTTGCTGCTGATAGTCTTCTGACTAGACCCTCGTTTAAGCGGCATTTTGCATCCCCTGTGGTTGACCCATCTTCACTGCCTGCAGCCGCAGGCGTTCTTGATTGACCTGATTGGCTTGCTGCGCCTTTTGCTGGTCCAAACTGAGTCGCTGCTGCTCAACCTGCACACGTTGCGCATCAATCTTGCCGCGCTGCTCAATCTCCATCCGCTTGAGATCCACCAACGGATCCGAGCCGCCCTCACCCGACAGCTGATTCTGCGTATCACGCATCTGCTGCATGTACACCGCCACCTTAATGGCCACCATTCCCTCTTTTTGAATGGTCGAAACCATCCGATCCGGGTCAGTGCCATACATTTTGAATAGATCCGCTTCCACATCCTCCTCTGCCTTGAGCCGGATGTGATCCAAAATGTGCTTTTGCAGCTCCATCGCCGCCATCGGATTGGCCTGCAGCATCGGCGACATGCCCAACATCAAGTGCGCCGCAATGTGAGCGTCATGCTGTTGCCCCGCAAACGCCTTTAACTTCATCCCGTTCAACACATCACTGTTCTCGGACGCCGGATCACGGGGCATATTCGTATTCTGCGGCAGCAAAATGCCGTCAATGTCACGAATATTGAGCGCCGCATACATCCGATAGTACGCTTCGTACATGTTGTGCATGTTCGGAGCGCTCTGCGCGAGCTGCAATTGCATCTGCGCAAGCTGAATCCGCTGCGCCGTCGAGAAAATGTTGGGATCCGCCACCGGCTGGACCGATACCATCCGGCTAAAGTCCGATTTTTTGATCCGCCGCGTCGCACCAGGCACGTCATACGGGTACTCATCCGGCAGATATTTGCCGAATCCCTCAAACAACAGCCTGAATTCCAACGTCTGCGCATAGTGCAGCCGCTTGTGGATGCTCGACATCACCATCGAACCGCGCTC